AGCCCGTAGAACTTTTGCTTGAAAGAGTATGCCTCCATCCACGTCGCGATTCCCCAAAGAGCCGGCAGTCCGATGAGCACGATGATCGCTATGTAATATCCGTCCATATTCCCCCTCTACATCGAGGAGGAATATTACACCAGTGCAAATAGTCGCCAATATTTCTGTGGACGATCATTGAATCAGCGGAGCCAACGCGCCTAAAGCGCTGGCCACCTTATCGAAGGCCGCGGCGAGTACATAGACTCCGATTGCGAACATGACCCATCGGCTGTGGGGAATATCCATTTTCAGTCCTTTCAACCAATCGACGGCCAGCTTGATGTGTGGCCGTTTAGTGCTATCATTCATCAATGTTCTTTCGTATGTCGGTACGGAGGAAATAAAAAGCCCCTGAACGTTTGCGCGTCAGGGGCTTTTGCTTTGTGACCAATGCGGTCGTCTAGTCCAGGAACTTGTCCATGTTCCGCTGCAGGCGAGCAGCTTGGAGCCGGGCGCCATCGGAAGATTCTTTGAATGGAGGCGGGCGGTCTGGCTTGCTCGCTGCCGCGGATTCGCCGGCATACTCTCCGGACAGGCGCAGCAGAAGCCGCACCTCCCAGGGCGAGAGGGACAGGCCGAGCTGTCGCTGCCATGACTCGATGTGCGGCGGCGATACCGGCCCGGACCCCATGCCAGTCAATACGGTCGGGCCGAACTCGAACAAGTATTGGATGAGATACTCGCCCCATTCCAACTGCGGCATTTCAGGCTCAATGCCTTCATCTTCCAGCAGATGGTGACGGGACTTGCGGGGCGATTTCTCGCCCTCCGGCGCGTCAGGCACCGCGCCGAGCCAGGCTGAGTGCCTGACGTAAAGCGCGAGTGCCTCGGCGCCGGACTTTAGAAATTTGCCCAGTCGTTGTGGAACTCGGCGACCTGCTTGGTGATGTAGCCCAGCTTCGGGTTCGCATAGATCTCCTTGGCCGAGACCGGGAAGTTTTCGATGCGGCCGGTCACAGCAGCCAGCTTGTCGGCGTTCTGCTCGACCTTGCCTTCAGCGGTTTCCTTGACCGGCTTACCGCGCATGGCTGCGAAGGTCTTGGCGGTGGTTGCGGTTTCCGCCTTGTGCTGCGCGTTCAGCGCCTGCTTCGTGCCGGGGCTCAGCACCTCGATGCGCACCGGTTGGCCATTGAACAGCAGCGGGCCGTCTTCCTTCTTGTTCTGGACTTCGAGCCATGCGCTGTCAGTGGCTTCGAAGTCTGCCAGATTGAAGGCGACGGGAGCGGTGGTGGTGACGTTGGTGTTGTATTGGTCGTTCATGGTAATGCCTTTCTTCGCGGGTAAATGAATGCCCGTGTCGGCCGCTGCTTCCCGCGAAGGAAAGACAGCAGCCGATCGGTGCTCAGTTTGGCCGGTTGGCCGAGGGGTGGTTAAGCGGAGATGGTGTCGGTCTGGCGCAGCAGGGTGAAGTTGCCCTTGACCGCGTCATTACTGGTGCCGTTGTTCTCGACGAACTTCATCACTTGGGCGGTGAAGTAGCGGAAGGCGCCGTTCTGCTTTTCGAGCTTGAACGAGATGACGTCATAGTTCTTCGAGGCGTCCTCGATGATGACCTGGCCGGCGTCTTCCTCAATCCACAGGCATTCGAAGTCCGCGTTCGGGAGCTTGAAGCTGCCCTTCTTCTCGCGGTCCTGCGCGTCGCCGATGGTCGACGACGTCGAGGTCGAGTACTCGCGACCCTTCACGCTGCCCATGTTGGTGACGCTACCGACCTCGGTCCAGGTCAGGGCCGCGAATGCAATCGCGGTATCGGCAGTCGGCGCATCGGCGCAGACATAGAGTTTGGAACTTGCTACGGTATCGAAATCGATTCCGGACATAGTGCTTCCTTTCAAATGAAAAAGCCCGCACGCAAAGGCTTTGCGATACGGGCGGGCTGACGAAACAAGGATGCGCCTGGCGGCGCGACGGTTAATTAGGCTCGACGTACGTGACCATGAAGTCCCGCGACTGCTCGAAAATCCCAGCGGTGGCATCGCCCATATCCGGGCCGACTGCATCGCGCAGGACGCTGCAAACCTCGACACCGGCGATCGTGCCGGTATGCGTTCCAGCGCTGAGCTTCGCTGCATTCAGCAAGGCTTTCTGCTGAGGATAGGATGTGGTGTAGACGGTCACCTGAACCCGAGCCCGTACAAGCACGGACGGAACGTCACGCGAGACGACATCCTGTTCAACACGGCTGATTTCGCGTATGCCGATGGCCGGGAGCTTAGCGTCCTGAGGCACATCGCCAGCGAAGACACCGTCCGCAACCATCGCCACCACTGGATCGTGCGCCAGTAGCAGCGCCCGCATAATCACAACGGCGTTCATTCAACCTCCGGTGCCGGCACATTGATGCCAGCGAAGGTTAGGCGCTCGATGATCTTTTTCTTGACGGCGTTGATCGCTGCGGGGGCTTTTTCGTCAAACGCCGGGCGCATGAATGGCGATGGCCGCGCGCCAGGGTGCGCCACGGTCGGACCAACAAAATGGTTGCCGATCTTCAGAACATGACGGTTGATGGTCTTCATCGCGAAATAACTCACTCGCCCGAGCTTTTTCGTGCGCCGCCAGTTGATCGGGCGCTCGGCGTCGTTCACGCTAATCAAGTGTGGCTTTGTTCCGTACTCCACCATGTGGGCGTAAAACGCAATCCTACGATCGGTCTTGACCGCGGCAGTAACGATGCCATTTTTCGAGCCGGTGGTAACCCGGATACTCTTGCGCAGCAGACCGTCTTTCACAGGAACATTGTTCCTCGCCTCTTCGCGAAGGACTGCCGCTCCCGCCCGTAGCGCTGCGCGCATGATGTTTCGCTCAACTTTTACCGGCAGGGTCTGCAGGAAATCAAACAGCTGCTTGCCTCCAATTATGGTTTGATCATCTGCCATTCGAGTAACCCTCCAACATGAACTCGACGTGTCGCCGGTCATCTAGCAAAGCTGGTCCAGCTATGATTTGCATGACACGGCCACCCTTACCATGCAGCGTTACACGCATCTCCGGGGCAATCCGATCATCAATCCGGATTCGTAGCCGGGTCTGCTTCGTCGCCGTTCGAATGCCATTCGACGCCGACTCCGCCCGGCTAGGCAGCACATCCTGCGCGTTGCACCAGACCTTATCTCCGACGATTTCCCAGCTCTCTGTTTCAGTGCCGTAGTCGGGGTCGCGCGCGACTGTGCGCTGCTCGATCGTTACTTGTTCGTCGAGTCGAAATGGCGCGGTCACAGGTACACCCGATATCGGTCAAGCAGGCGGCACAGATACTGCGCGCCAGTGCTGGGGTAATAGGAATCCTCCAACTTGCCGAGGATGTATTGCTTGATCGCCGCCGGCACATCGTCAGGACTTGCTCCATAGCCGCAGACATACTGCACTTCGACGGCATTGATGCGGTCCGCCGTAGCTGGCCAGGCTTTGCCGGGTGCTGGTACCACATACCCCGGCTCGCTTACGTTGTCGACTTGGTAATCAGCTGGGTCCAGGGTGCGCTGCACGCCATCGACGTCGTAGAACTTCACGTAGTCGACACTAATTACCGGTGACTTCGCCAACTGGATCGCGCCCGGGCCTCCTCTTGGCGACATCGGGAAGGCGTCCAACGTTACCGACCAGGTCTGCTCGATGAAGGCGCGCGCCGTCTCGTGCTCGGCATCCTCAATAAAGCCTCGGACCTTCCCCATGATCTCGTCATCGAGGCTGGTACCGTTTGCACGAGCGGATCGGCGCGCAGCTTCCATCGACACCGCCAGTTCCGCTGGCGGTACGATCAGTCGTGTGCTCATCGATTGTTCCTTTGCATTGCTGGCGGACGACCGGTCGGACGGTAGCCCGGGCCGTCCGGCGCGCGGGCGTATTCGACCACCTCGACCTGGGCTTCTGCTTCTGGCCTCGCCTGCGCCTCACCTTGTTCAATCAGCGCTCGGATAGCCGGGATGTCTTTCACGTCGATCATTAGGTATCCACCCTATTGAACCAGGTCGTTTTATCGAACTCTTCGCCGTTTGCGCAGGTCACCCGAGCCGTCCAGAAGTTCTCCGCGCCGCTTGCGACGTCGAGCCCGCCTAGCTTGATCAGTACGTAGGTTCGCTGCACACCGGCGACAGTGATTGTCTGAATGACCGGTGCGATCAGGACCGTTACGCCGGCAATGACCGGGGCCACGGATGCCGCAGTGGTGCCGCGGTCTGCGAGCTCTTGGGTAACATCTGCTGCATAGAAGCTCTTTTCGTCTGGATCCTTGTCGAGGTACCAGCGGTCCCCCTTCTTGGTTGGTCCTTTTGTGGCCATGTGAACTCCACTGCTTCCTGCAGTTTTAGAAAATAACTACCCGGCTTCCGCTGCCGTCGAAGACGACGATGCGGTTTGCGGAAACCCAGGACAGGTCGATCGGGCCAGTAGGTGGCTGCGTAACGGGTGGGTCCGCGAGAGTCTTGCTGATCTCCCCGAG